CGTACCCACATTGAATCAGAGCTGGCCAATATCTTTGCCATAGTTGATACACTGCCTGCGGATGCGGTTATTGTGGACGGTGGTGCCAACATTGGATTTTTCACTGTGCCTGTGGCCCATAGAACACAAGGACGTGGAATTAGGATCGTTAGCTTCGAACCACAGCGTCAACTATTCCAAGCACTGGGTGGCAGTTTGGCACTGAACGGATACGATCATGTGTATCTGCACAATTGCGGACTTGGTGCAGAACCCGGCATAGCCCAACTGCCTGCGGTCAATTACAGTGAAGTGCAAGATTTTGGCACTGTGTCATTAACAGATGAAACTAATGTGGATGAAGATGGCTGGATGAACGACCGTGTGGTAGACATCACAAGTATTGACGCCATGGCATTGACCAGACTGGATTTTTTTAAACTGGACGTAGAAGGTTATGAAGTTCCGGCATTAACCGGCGCACTTGCAACCATAAAGCGACACCGTCCGTGGATCTGGGTTGAGTATTTTATCACCGGAGCGGATCCAATCAAGCAGGCGCTGTCTGAACTGGATGACTATGTTTTTTATTTGGTTGACTATCAAAACATGCTGGCGGCTCCCAAGGAACGATTGGTTGGCATCACTACAACAGGACTCAAAGAGGTATAACAATGACAATGGCAACACGATTTACCGCACCAGACGGTAAGATATTTGTAGTAGAAGAAGTTCGACAGGTTGAAAAGGAACTATGGGTCTACTATCACAATTCCAAAACAGGGCAACAATACTCATGCCTATTGGATGCATTTAGCCAGCGATTTCAACCATTAGTAAACGAATCTCGAGGGGTTAGTGGGCACTAACTTGCTGATCCCAAAAGTAATACTCAAGTATTACTTTTAAAACGGTTGACCAGAAACACCCATTTTTGTATAATACTTGTATAGAAACTAAAAAGGAGTCCGAAATGAGTTTTATAGCCCAGTACAAATCACCTGCTAACGAGACATCAGTTATCAAGGGTGTTCCTATCGAACACTTGATTCGTGCTCGCGCCGAAGTACGTGATGCATTTCCTAACCGTCGTGTTGTGGCCCGCTTCCGTGGTCCACGCTATGACGGCATGGCTTTGTACTGCACGAAACGTAATGCTCGCACTTTCGCTATCTACGTGGACTAACATGACTGCCACCGGAACATTCGAAAAATGGGCTACCACAAGGTCTGGATATCTTGTGTTTACTATCAGCGGCCAAAAGTATTTGTCCTTGATGGACTTTGGCCGCGAACATCCGCCCTCTCGCGGGCAAGAGATTGCATTCGAAGTGCATGATGTGCCAACCGGTTGGTCTGTGCCTTATATTACACTAATTCAGCCAAATTAATTGACTAGATTTATAGTTTGCATTATACTATAGACATAGTAAGAAATTCGTCTTATTATATAAACGCCCACTTTAAGTGGTCGATGGTTGGACCGTCCAACCTAACCAAACGCCCAATGGGCACAAAAGGAAACTTAAATGAGTAATTTTAATCTTCAGTATCATCGTAAAACACTTACAGCATCCAGCACAGATCATCCGTATATCAAACAGGCGGTATCTATGTTAGATGAAGTAGAACAGGCGATGAGCGACCTATTAGATGGAAACATTGATGTAGAAGAATACATCAATCGTATCACTCCTTACGATAAGTTCATGTGGGAGAAATTCCACGAACTTCCACAAAAATCCAATCCGATCAACATCAATCAGAACAAGAAATATTCTTCTTGGAGAGAACAAAAATGGGCTCCTATTTTTGAATTAGTAAAACGAGACCTGGTAAAAAATCCAAATTGGAATGGTGCCAAGATAGTCATTATTCAAAATAGACCAATTGTAGAAACTGTTTATTCTAACGGCTACACACCGTTCAAGGATGTTGATGGCGGCCTAGCAATTGAAATGCTTATCAATGGAAAGAAAGTATTGATCCCAGTAATTGCTGTTGAAGACAAAGGCGGACATGCCTGTTCAACATGTTTCAACGGAGTAAATGCCCAAGGACTTCGATTGCATCAAAGTTTCCCAAATGCAAAAAATGTATTCATCACTGACAATAATGTATCAGTTGGCATTACAAAGGGATCTGAAATTGCAGATCACATCAATCTAGTGGTATGTGAACGAGGCACCAATCGTAAAAAAGAACAGTATCCTGCACTAAAATACGAACGATTTGAAAATGTCAAGAACACTCTTATCTCAAATTTAAGCGCAATGACTCCGACTCAATTTACATCGTATCGTGTGGTTGATTCAACTTCAACCACGACTTTGCGAGAATCAATTGATAAAGTGGGCATTCTCTGGAATTGGTAATATGCAAATCATGCGGGGCTTGACCCCGCATAAGTATTGCTGTACAATAACATTTTAAGGACACAGCATGGCCGATGGCTACAAAAGTTACACAAAAGAATTTTCAAAAAAGAACAACGACTTTCCTCTTCAATACACCAATCAAATTGTCAACGCTGACAGTTTAAGCGTACTGAAACAACTGCCCGACAATTGTGTGGACTTGGTGTTTACATCGCCGCCTTATAACTTTGGAATGGGATATGATACCCATGATGATCAAACAGACTGGCCATCTTATTTTAAAATGCTTTGGGAAATCTTTGACGAGTGTATCCGTGTGACCAAGCATGGTGGTCGTATCATTGTCAACACACAACCGTTATTCAGCGAGTATATACCCAGTCATCATTTGATCTCAAAAGGGTTGATTGACCGAGGACTTATCTGGAAGGCAGAAATCTTATGGGAGAAAAATCATAGGAATTGTGCCTATTGTGCGTGGGGTTCTTGGAAAAGTCCAAGTGGTCCATATTTCAAATACACATGGGAATTTCTTGAAGTGTTTTGTAAAGGAACCCTCAAGCATGATGGTGACAGTGCGTTAGCCGACATAACTGGCAATGAGTTTAAAACATGGGCTGACGCCAAGTGGAGTATTTCTCCCGAACACAAAATGAAAACTTATGGACATCCTGCTATGTTTCCAACAGAGTTGGCATATAGAGCATTAAAGATGTTTTCGTTTCAAAATGATGTGATCCTCGATCCGTTCAACGGAGCAGGCACTACCACCTTTGTGGCCGAAAGAACTGGTCGCAGATATCTTGGTATTGATTTGAGCAAAGAATATTGTACAACTGCACAAGATCGAATTGACAATGAAGTGATAAAGGATTTTTCAGCGGTACTCAATGCCAAATTGGCACTCGAAGGCAAAGACAAGAGCGTTAAAGAGCGTGGCGAAATTCCAAATCATAAAAAACCAAAAGTAGAAAAATCTAAAAAATCTAAAGACGTACAATTTGCCAACCCAGACATATTTGATGAAACAGTTTAATTTTGGCAAATCTGTTCCTTTACATTGCCACAACTCTACAGTATAATAACTTATCACCAGGTCACCCGGTGACACCACCCGACCCCCAGTGCAATGCTGGAAGTGAACAAGTTAACCAGGTGGTCCAGCGATAGTATCAATGGTAGGCAGTGGTAGAAATTAGTCTACACACCGTCAATGGCGGGTGGCACATTTTAACTAAAAGGAAATGTACCAAATGACATTAAAAGAAACAATTCGCACCAGCGAAGAATACGTCAAGGTCTTGCAACAGGCCGATGCCGAATGGGAAGCTCAATCCAATACCCCGGATTGGACCTTCGAAGTGCTCAAAGATCCTCGATTGCGAACTCGCCCTAGTGAACGCGAACGACTCCTTGTTCTTAAAGATTTTGAAACTAATCGACATATGATACTCAAGGACCGTGGCGTCAGCACAAATACTTTAGAAGGGTATGTATTTGATCGTGTCAAAGTAGGATCCAATGGAGTCGCTGAATTCTGGACCAAAGGAGCAGTCAATGAGTAATCAACACCCACAATCTCGCCGACTGCGAGACCTATTGAATCAGATCAGACAAAGTAGTATAGATGACACGCCTGACTTTGAATGTGACCCTAATGACCTGGATCATATCACATTCAACAGTCATGTGTTATATCAAGAAGCCGCAACTAAAATCACTGCTGAACAAGATATTAAATTGGTAAAAGAAATTGCACTGTATTATTTAAATACTATGTGTGCAGTGATTCCAGACCATGCGGCCACAGACATATTGTTAAGAATGGATGGATTGAAATAACAAATGAGTGTTCTAGGTAAGTTAGATCAATACTACGACCAACTGTGTCAGGAGTGGGGCTACGTTCCTACAGCCGATGTCTGCACTGGCTACGAAACTGTCTTGCCTAGACTACGTGCCTTGGGCAAAGACGTATGGACTCGAGCTGATGCGGCTGGCAAGGAATCTATTCAACAAGAAGTATTTGATATCTATCGATCAGTGGGCATAGTTCCTATTACCTACTACAGCCTTGATGGCTGTCGTGCTCAGGTCAACGAATTGGCAACAAAAACCAAATCAGTGCGAAACAGTCAACTGGGTGTGGGCAACAACGAAGGCCTGGCCTTTGGTCGCTTTTGGTTTCCCAACATGCAGGACGCCAAGTGGAACGACAATGCCACAGTGAGCATTCGTGCTAGATTCAATCACGACAACAAATTAAAACGTGCTATTAAGTTGGCCTATGTTCACAGAGACGAAGGTGAAGACACAGTCATACCCAAAAACATACGTAGAGCATTGGAATTGGTCAATGGTGGCACTATACAAAACTTCAAGCCTATGAATGCTCGTGCAGTATGGGAACACATCTGTCCGGTATTCCGTGGTAACCTACTAGACTTCAGTTCGGGTTATGGAGGCCGTATGTTTGGTGCCATGACCAGTAACCTACGTTATCACTATACGGGTTTAGATCCTAACACCAGAACCTTTCAAGGACTTGAAGCTCTGGGTGCGTTGCTGGATGAACAAGGTCACGGTGCTGGATATCAAATGCATTGTGTGCCCAGTGAAGAATTTGAACCTGAACCTGGTTTCTATGATGCAGCATTTAGTAGTCCACCTTATTTCAATTTGGAAACTTACACAGACGAGCCTACTCAGTGTATGAATCGTTATACCACCTTAGATGAATGGTTTGATGACTACGTGGCCAAGACTGTTGCTATGACACATAAGGCTTTGGCCGCAGACAGCCTGTATGCTGTGAACATTGCTGACTACAAAAACGGCAAGCAGGAGTTTAAAATTGTTGACCGCTGGATTAAATTGGCTGAATCCTTGGGATTTCAACACGTGGAAACTGTAGACATGGTATTAAATGTGCGTCCTGGCGTCGGAAACGGCAAACTTGAGAAGGCTTATAAGTCAGAAGGAATTTACATCTTCCAGAAAAACTAGTATAATTACTTACTTGCAGGAGTTATTATGGGCAATCAAACTGATTATTTTGAACGCATCGGCTATAAGTCAACATACTCGATCGGTGATAGGGTATTTGGACATTGGAACCGGATTCCGTTTATGGGCACAGTTGGCAACGATCGAGTAATCGGCTTGTCTGGTCCAGAAATAACTATTCATCTGGATTTACCAATCCAACACAATGGCGAAATAAAAAATTTTATTATCGTCAAACACCGAGACATCAAACAAACTTTAAAGGAAATAGTATGAAAACAGTAGGCGACAAACTAGAAAAATTTGCAATCACCGGTGTCAAGCCCGGACAACCAGAAGATGCTTTCTTCACCATTACAGAAGAAAGTTTTCCTGGCAAATGGAAAGTAATTGTGTATTATCCCAAGGACTTTACATTTGTATGCCCAACCGAAATTGTAGCATACGACAAGTTGGCAGGTGACTTTGCTGACCGTGATGCAGTATTGCTCACAGGATCGACAGACAACGAGTTCTGTAAAGTTAGCTGGCAAACGGCTCACGCAGACTTGAAGAAAATCACTCACACTCAGTTTGCTGACACACAGCGTGGTGAGTTGAGCTTGATTGAACAGTTGGGTGTGTTCTATGCTCCAGCAGGTGCAGCACTTCGTGCCACATTCATTGTTGACCCCAGCAACGAAATCCAACACGTTACTGTCAACAACTTGAACGTGGGTCGCTCACCAGAAGAAACTCTGCGTATTCTTGACGCATTGCAAACTGGTGAACTATGTGCATGTAACCGTACCGTAGGCGGAGAGACACTATAATGGCATTTATCGATTCCGTAAAGGAAGCGTTGCCAGACTACGCAAAGGACACTAAGTTAAATCTTGATGCTGTTCTTTTGCGTAGCACTTTAGATGCGGATGTGGCCATGGGTTGTGCTGTGGCTGCACTGGCTGCAACTGGCAACGGTAAGATCCTATCAGTAATTTTAGCAGATGCTCCGGTGTATGCCGAGTCGGCGATGACAGCGGCCAGTATTATGGCCCAAAACAATGTGTGGTATCCTTACGTTGAAATGGCAGACGATGCTAGCCTAAAAGGATTACCAGCAGGATTACGTATGAATGCTATTGCTAGCCATGGCGGAACTACCAAGAGTAACTTTGAAGCATTTAGTTTGGCTGCTAGCATTGTGGGCAAGTGTCATTTCTGTGTAAAAGCACATTATGAGACGCTCAAGCAAGAAGGCTATACAGTAGAAAATCTACGTGATATTGGGCGTATTGCGGCCGTGATGAATAGTGTGGCTCGAGTGCTAAACAGCTGATCTGTTGTGTAAAAACAACACCTAAAACCCTACTTTTTGTAGGGTTTTTTGTGGGTTAGTGCCCACTAACTTAGCGGCAACAATTCGGTTGACCCAAAATGCTCCATTTGCTATAATACTTGTATGGAAGTTAAAAAGCAATCAAGAAAACGCCGTCAAGACAGCAACCATGCTGTCTACACCATAACCAACTTGGTCACCGGCGATTACTACATTGGTATTACCGTGTGCTCGGGTAGCATAAAACGGGCTCTAAAAGTGCGTTTTCAGAAGCACATTCGCCGTGCAGTAACTGAAGAAAAAGTGTGGGCTTTATGCAACAGTATCCGTGAATATGGCCCTGAGATGCATACTGTTGAATTTGTTGAAAAAGTCCGCGGTCGCAAGCCAGCCCATGCACGTGAGCGCGAGCTGATTCGCGAATATGCGCCAGCTCTAAATACACATTGATTTTGGTTGACCAAAAAAGCCCGATCGGTTATAATACTTGTATAGAAACTAAAAAGGAAGTCAAAATGAGTTGGAACAGTTTTATTGCACAAGTAGCCGAAGATCAAGCAAACGCACTAGTATTTGGCCACAGTCGCCGCATTACCGGTATCGGACAAGCCGCCTATATACGCTACGGCAAGGGCCTACGTGCATTGCATAACGCAATAAACAAAGCCATGCCTGCCGCTATAGACCGTGCTAAAGCCAGAAAAAATGCAAGTCACATTGCCGAACTGGAACGTGCTGGTTTTACAGTAACTAAAAACACAGAAACAGTAGGAGCCTAAAATGTCTAAACTTACAGAATACACATTGGAAATTTACCGAGCCGACCGTCGTGTCAAAGCAGGTCGTCGTTTGTATGCCAAGCAGGATTTTGCACCCAGCACCAAGGACTACATCAATGCCGTGGCCGATGCTAAACGCGGTTTGGGTTTCATCGTTGAAGTGTTTGAAACTTTTGTCACCAAGCAAAACCTAATAGGTGGTAAAGAGTTTCAGGAACGCTACGATACTCCTTACTTCTGCTCACCCGCAAGCGAATCTTATTGGAGCATGTAATATGAAAGTTCGAGAACTTATTGAATCCTTGGGCTATATGAACCCTGATGCCGAAGTGCATTTCAGCTACAACTATGGCGACCACTGGCGCACCGAAGTGGCTCCTAAGGTGGGTCGTGTTGACGAAGGTATTGTGGAGTTCAGCGACTATCACCGTATGGACAAACTGGTCACAGACGAAGAGGATGTCTATGACGAAGAAACAGGCGACTACAAGACAGAAGTCCGCCGTGTGGTAGTAATAGGTTAATAATTGATACACAAGGAGTCAGAAATGATTGCAGTAAGAGATTTTGGTATGTTCACAGATCGTGGTAATGCCGCAATCGGCGACTTGGTAAACTTTGCCAAGACTGCAGAATTGACTTGGCCCGAAACATATCAAATACTAGGAATCCTAAGCGAGTCTAACCCTGAGATCTATGGTGAAGCCATGGACACTGAAGTGCGTGAAATCGTTTATAGTCGTTGTAATTTTACCTCTGCCTTTTACTTCTAAGGAATAAAAATGGGAACTCGTTCACGTATCGCAGTCATGCATGGTCCAATCGCAAAGTCTGTCTACTGTCATTGGGACGGCTATCTGGAACACAATGGTGCTATTTTGCAAGAGCATTATGACTCAAGCAAAGCCAACCAGTTGGTTGCACTTGGCGATTTGAGTAGCCTGCGTCCTGAGATTGGTGAGAAGCACGCCTTTAGCCGGCTTGAAGTTCCAATGGACGACGAGGCTTACGACAAGCTCTATGGCAACATGACCACGTTCTACGGTCGTGATCGCGGTGAGCAAAATGTTGAGTGGAAAGTAGATCACACGTTTGAAGACTTCCTGGACCGCGCCAAAGGCGGCGGTGCTGAGTTTTACTATGTGATGAAAGATGGCACATGGTATGTGGGTGACACTTATGGCTCAACGGCCTTAAGCAATAAGTTAACACCATTGGCAGAAGCACTTGAAGCAGTGAAGGAAGAAGTATCTGCATGAAAACCACCAGGATCAAATGTGGCGCTTGGACATTGAGCAATAATGACGTTGAACAGGCTACCAAACTGTTTGGCCCCGGTGGTACTCAAGCAGACCGTCGTTGGTTCTATAGGTTACTCGACGATAGAGAATGGCGCAAAAAAGGTCGCTTAGACACGCAGCTGGTGTTGTATTTTCGCAACAGTGTAGATGCTACCTTTTTTGCCCTAAAAAAGGGTGGTTGACCAGAAATGCCCGATTTGCTATAATACTTGTATAGAAACTAAAAAGGAGCCCAGAATGAAAACCATTCAAGAAGTCAACCAAGCAATCATGTTCGGTAATTGGACCAACGTGGAACTGAGTAGCATGATTGATGCTGTCAAGTTTAACCGTGCCCGATTGACCAAGGACGTGAAGAATTCAATCAAGCCGGGTCAAATGGTCAAGTTTACATCAAGCCGCACCGGCAAGGTTATGGTAGGTGATGTGACCAAAATTGCCATCAAGTTTGTCACAGTTCGCACTCCATCTGGCTTGTGGAAGGTGCCTGCTAACATGTTGGAAGCCGCATAAAACGGTTGACCAGAAACGCCCATTTTCGTATAATACTTGTATAGAAACTAAAAAGGAGTTCAAGATGTCAGTTACAGTTAACGGTGTCAAAGTAGATGCAATCGTAGCCGAAGCCAAAACAGCCGCTCGAGTAGCCGCTGAAAAGTTCTTCCAAGAAAAATTGGGCGGCATTGATCAGTATGCTTGTGGCTTTGCCTGGGTTGATATTTTTGGTGTCAAAGGTAATACCCGACTTGGTAAAGCCTTCAAAGAAGCAGGTGTCCGCAAGAGCCACACAGGAGCCTTCCAAATTTGGAACCCAGCAGACATGTATGTGCAAAACGTAGACACACTGGAAGCCGGTGCAGAAGCAGCCGCTCAAGTGTTCAAGAAGTACGGCTTCACTGCCTACGCTGGTAGCCGTTTAGATTAATTGGAGTAACACGTGAATAAAGTTTTTCTTATTGTGGTATTTGTGGTATTGTTAATTGTTCTTGCACCAATTGCAACCATTTGGTCCTTGAATACCTTGTTTCCTGCCTTGGCAATACCCGTGACATTTGATACCTGGATGGCGTCGCTGGTCCTTGGTGGTGTTGTGGGCGGTACAACTGGCGTTTCGTTTAAGAAATGAATATTGATCAAGCCTGCGAAATCATGGAGCACTATGCCATCCAACAAGATCTTGAAGATCTGGACGCAATTGAACACATGGTAAAGAACTATCCAACATTGGATTCTACAGTTCGTCAGGCATTGAAAGTTTTTATGGACACTGCAAAGGAAATGGCATGAAAGTAAATCGTGACACAATTGCGGCAGTCGATGCCGACTTGATGTGGGCGGCAGCTTGCACAGCCTACCGTATAAACAATGGTTACTATAAACAACCCGAGCTGATTGGCGATCAGGTTGTGCGTCCGACCAATCGTGACCTTGTTGAACAAGCTCTGGCCAATGCCGCTTTGATCATTGACGCTGATCGTGCTATGGGATTGGACTGTCGTAGACATTTGGCCAGTGCTGTGACCATGCAGGCCTTGCGAACCGAACTAAATGAATGGGCCAAGGTAACCGCTCGAGTGTGCAGTTTGGACACGATTACCAGCCGGTATGACATGGCAGTAATCACAGCCATGCCGCACAGTTATGCTAGACAACTGAGAAAAGAATCAGTAGATGCTAGACTTGCTCGTTGTGATGGCTTGATTGGTTCAGTGGGCAACAAGGTTGAGCTTGCAATAGAAGTAATGCGTGGCAGTTACAGTGAAAAATTCAACACATGGTTTATCACAGCCATTACTGACACCAATCATTCAGTTTACTTTTCCTATCGTGAATCAATTGAACCCAATACTCACATAACCATTCGTGGCACGGTCAAGCGACACAATAACCAAGCCACTCAACTCAACCGTGTCAAAGTGTTAGGAGATAAACAATGAAAGCATTTATTCTTGGTACCATTTTTGGTATCGTTCTCTGCACCGTGGGATTTTCGGGCATTGCTCGGATGTTTGATAACGGTGTATCCAAAGTGCAACAAGTAACCAAAGAGGCAGCACAATGAAATCTCTGATCATTATCGTTATGGTTGGTCTATTGACCGCGTGTAACACCGTGTCGGGTCTTGGTAAAGATCTGTCCGGCAGCGCAGAATGGACCAAAGATAAAATCAGCAAAAAAGAATCTAGCCAAAAGTGATGCTTTTGGTTAACCGGAATCTACATTATGGTTGACATTCAAACAACAGTCCGCTATAATATGGATATGCTAAACAATTTAGCATGTGTATTTTAAATCAACTTTTTAACAGGCAACTAAGAAAGGCAACACAATGTCACAAGACAAATTATTTACAGTAGCAGGTACCGCAACTAATGCTAACGGAACAGTAAAAGCTCGTTTCGCTAACGATTTGGTAGCTCGTATCAAGATCCTGAACAAAGCAGGATGTACCAACATCAATTTGGTTGAGCTTCCGAGCCCAATGACCAAATTGCAAGCTCTCCAGCATTTGCAGAGCTTGGGCATTACCGAAGGTGATGCTGGTTATGCTGTAGCCAACAAATTGGCAGAGAAGACCAAGGTCGCCAAGAAAGGCGAAGTCAAGGTTGCAGGCGCTAGTATCAAGGCCACTGCAAAAACTTCTGCCAAAGTAACGGCTTAATAGGCTTCAGGGGCAGTGCCAATAAGTCCCCTAACTTATACCATGAACAAGATACTCACAGTATCTTTTCTTTTTTTATTGTCCGGTTGTGCAGCCGCACCAATAGTCATAACTGGTTTAGGTGTGGCAAGTGTGGCAACCAACGAAACCACCGGCAAAGGCATTGCTGATCACGCAATCAGCAACATGACAAGTCAAGACTGTCGCATAGCCCGAACCGTGCAAGATCAACCCATTTGCCAAGATCCTGCACTGACCAAAATACAAGTAACTACAACTGGCACCAAGCCATCCACTGTTGGCGAAATCGAGTTGAGATATCGTCAATAACTTGATCAGTTGAGCTAAGTATGTTGTATGTTAGACGACCTTGATTATCCTGTTAGGATGGCTATTAACCAACTCTTGTTGGTTTTGTATCAGCAAGGTATTACCGAAATCCATACAGGTGGCCTTATGCGCTTGCTAGGAGTTCCAAACGAAGTGTCTCAAGAGTATGACGATGAACGTATACTGTTAGATGACGACTTTGTTAAGCATGTGAGTGAATTTGGCTCACCAAGATCTGCGGATCAATCTTTACATTAATGACTGTACCTTCAAATAAAAATGGGGACGCCCTTTATACGGTAATCTTACGGGCACCTGACGCAAAAAGCCAACTGACCCGATGGATCAATACCAGCCGAAACATACGGGCTCGTGTTGACGATAATCGGATGCATATCTATAATCAAAATACTTTGAGCCTGTTTATGGTAACTTGGACACATGGTTGGGACAACTTGGTCATTTGGGATACCTGGACAAAACGGCATATTAGTCTTTGATATTTCTTGACATCGTGACTTTATAGTGTATAATTAAAGGGTGCTTAGGCACTTTATTATAAAGGAAATACAATGTCACAAAACCACGACGCAATCAAAACAGCGTTTGATAACTATCTTACCGAAAACGAAAAGTTCACAGCCAAGGGCGTAAAAGCCGCAGCGGCTCGTGCTAGAAAAGCCCTGCAAGAAATGAGCAAAGCGATTAAAGAACGTCGCAAAGAAATCACAGCAGAAAAAGAAGCTCTAGCCGCAAAATAACATGCGGTATAGTTCTATTACAACTATAGTAGAAGACCCTGATCACCCAGGCGAGATGTTATTGCTCCTGGGTGATGAGCTGTGTGAACACTTGGAGTGGAAAGAGGGCGATACTCTTGAGTGGATCGACAACAAGGACGGAACATGGACCCTACGCAAGAAAAAACTCTAGAAGAAATGTTGGCCAAGCTCTCAGATACTATTACAATATCGTCGCCGAGCTTGGATGGTTACACTGACGCCAACGGATGGGCCGATCCACAATATGGTGCTATTCCGCCGTTGACTGTGAGCAATATTGATGGCAACATCAACGGAACCACTTACAGCAACATTAGTCTTACCGGAAGTCCGTTTACATTTAGTAATACTGCTGGGCATGTTTGGACCACAGGAACTACCAGTCCGTATACTGTTAACAGTCCTTATACCATGAATCAAAGTGGCAAAGTGCATATCACTGGTGAAAACGCCGATCTTGTGATAGGCGAAAAGAGTATGCGAGACTGGATGGAACGGGTTGAGGAACGATTGAACATCCTAACACCTAACACCAAATTGGAAGAAGAATGGGAAGAACTTAAAAGTTTAGGCGAACAGTATCGCCAACTCGAACAGCACCTCAAAGATAAACAGGCCACATGGGACCGTTTGAAGGCCATGCCGCCACCGGTGACAGAGTAATATGCCCAGTTAACGGCAAAAACCTATCAAAAATCGTAGATCTTTGCCGGCATAGGGTGTATAATAATAAGTATTTTAGAGAGTAGAATACACAACCAAGCTAACAGATGTTTAGCGTAGGATTATAATCTTAGATCTACTCCACAACGGATGGACCAGTGCCGCAAAGCTGGTCTTTTTTAGAGAGGGCTTCGGAAATCCTCTTCATTGACAAACGGTCCGAATTGGCTAGCAACAACAGTCAATCCGGAGAATATGGCACTGAGGCCCGAGGTCTTTTGTCCAATCTACAGCCACCGTCAATGCGCTCATCCTGGGCACCTCCGCTGACAAGCACAGTATTGCGATGAGGAGAAGGCATTGAAATTAAGTTCAATAACCAACGTAGGTAACAAAATTTTTCAATTTTGTGGATTTATGATTGTGGTGTTTGCGGTTACCGCAGTGACACAACACAAATTGGATATACTAAAAGCAACAAATGAAGTGGCACGACAAGGGTTTGTCAGTGCAGAAGATCGAACCAGGCAACTGGCCTGTTTGACCAAAAATATTTATTGGGAAAGCGCAAGCGAACCTTTTGAAGGTAAGGTAGCTGTGGCTCAGGTCACAATCAATCGTGTGGAAAGTGGCAAGTTTGCTCCAGACATTTGTGGTGTTGTGTATCAGAAAAACATTGTGTATGACAAGATAGTTTGTCAGTTCTCTTGGTTCTGCGATGGTTCCAGCAAGATCCGACCTATATATCCAGCACACTGGAAAGAATCAGAAGAAGTGGCAAAAAAGGTATTGCTGGAAGGTTTTAGACTGCCCGGCCTAAAGAATGCTCTGTATTTTCATGCAGACTATGTCAAGCCCCAATGGGGCAAACCACAAGTGGCCAAAATTGGTCGACATGTATTTTATGGGGAAAAGATATAACTATGGAAAAATTAGATCATTTTATCAAGTGTGCAAGAGCATGGCTAGATCAACAATTGCCCAAGGTAAGTGCTGATACCTTAGGATGGTTGTCTGTGATCCTGATGCATGCCGCTACTATTCCATCCTTGTTGGCCCTGTTGACTGGACTCAGTGATCGCACCCCGGGCCTGGATATTGTGCTGTTCATTTGGGCCGGCCTGTTGTTGCTATTTGGGCGAGCTATTGTGCTCAAAGACACCTTGAACATTGTCACCATTGGTGTTGGGTTTATAATACAAGCCGTTATAATGGCTGTGATCTTGTTCAAATAATCGGTTGACCTGCACCCGATTATCTGCTATAATAAAGCATGATTAAGATTTCTACAGGTCGCCCGCACAAAACTCTTTATGCTAGAGACGCAGATTTTACGTTCTCACCTGACGGACTTACTCTGGTTCCTAGAGCCAGTTTGGAAATCAGCAAAGAATGTCCACGCGAGTATCGATTGATCATTAGTGAATGCATCAACAACGGTTGGCTAAAGCCTGTTGCTCATATGCGCGATACCGAATACACTATGGAGTTGCTTAAAAAATGACCATGCACCTAGTTGGCCCTTACCTTAGTCTCAACGGTAAAAAGAAGGGCAAATTCAAATTCCGCAACGCCGAAGAAGCTCGCAAGGCACGTGAGCTTGATGCGTCTTGGCAAGAACTCAAGAAAAAGTGGGAAGTAGACGCAGATGAAAAAAAGCGTAGCCGTGCCTTAAAAGCTGAACCGCTTACGTATAAATTGAGTGCGCCAGCAGGCCGTTTTACCACACACGATATTCCCAGTCGTGACACAGGTGGCAACGCTACTCTAGCACCGGCCAAAGTCTACACTGGTACCAAGGTCAAGGGTATCGCTACCATGCACAAGTCAAATGCTGTGCCGGTATTTTCAGACGAAGAAGCCAAAGATATAAGTAAAATGCGTCGCTAAAATGAAAGAACTTATTAATTGAGCAAAGAAGATGTAATAAAAATGGAAGGGGTTGTAGCAGAGGTTTTACCCAATACTATGTTTCGTATCAAAATGGAAAACTTTGAACGGCCTGTGCTGGCTAACCTCAGTGGTCGTATGCGTAAAAACAACATCAAGGTCCTAATGGGCGACAGTGTAGAAATGGAATTCAGCCCGTACGATCTAACTCGTGGTCGTATTACTAGACGGAAATGACAGTGTCTAAAAAAATAGTAAGTTTTGGAGACAGTTTTATACTAGGTAGTGAAATAGTCGATAACGACTTTGGTCAACGAGCATGGCCAGGATTGATTGCCTCTCAGTTGGATGTTGAATACGAAACATGTGCTGTAGTTGGTTGTGGAAATGAGACAATTGCTAGACAAATTTACACCTATTTTTCTAAAAATACTAACAAAAATACACTGGCAGTGGTCAACTGGACTTGGGGAATGCGTTGGGATTTTTACATCAATCGTACCGACAATCGTACCGACACTTGGGTGACCTTGGGACCGACCTGTGCCCCTGAAAAACTTTATCAACATCTTAATCATGATGAAGCAGAATATCTAATAGAATTTTATAAAAATTATACTGGTTCAGGTGACGCATGGAATCAATATCGTAGTTTACAAGCAATATTTGCGGCCCAACAATTTTTAAAAATAAATCAAATTCCAGTGATACAAACATATATGGATCAAAGTTTATTCTCTAAGAACAATACCGGCGATAGAATTGAACATTATAATTCGTACAAAGATCCAGGCTGGCCCAGTATCACAACTGAACATGAATTACAAACATTATCGCCTGTTATAAAACAAGAATTAGATCAAGATTACAATAAAAGTATTGTGCCTGAATTTATAGAGACTTTGCAAAATTTAACATCACCTTCATTACTAACCTTTGATGGTCAAACTTTCTTAGAATGGAGCAGAAGTCAAGGGTACAAAATTACACCTGCGCCTGGAGATCATCCTTTAGATGAAGCGCATCTATCAGCGGCCTCTTTATGGCATGATCACTATAGACACATTATTAAGACGATATCGGAATAGCCAATGAATCCTAATTTACGTTTTTATTTTACTCAAGAAGACTATACTGCCTTAGCTGGACCAGACTGGCCTAGTTATCAACGCATACTGTCTGGTGAAAAAGCAATTGACCCAGAAATTCAAGACGAAATCGATGGCTATATCAAAATGTTCGAGTCTAGTGGCGTTAAATTTCCAATAAAAACTAAAACAGCCTGTCAGAGTAAATGGACATGGAGCACAATTTATCTTAATCAACTATCTAGTTCTAGTTGTCATCGGGTCAATCCTGCAAAATTTGAACTAGAAGATTTTGATAATTTTCACAATCTGCCTAAGAAGTTAGCTGATCGACGACTCATGCTCAACGGAGAGTGGCCGCAAGGTGGGTGTGAAGCTTGCCGAGTGGTCGAGGATGCTGGCGGCTGGAGCGATCGCCAACACAATCTAGACATACGTGGATTAACACCGCCTGAGCTGCTGACAGACCCTACAGCAGTTGTTGTATCTCCAAAGATTGTTGAAATATTTGCTCAAAATATTTGTAATCTCGCCTGTGTCTACTGCAACGGTAATTTAAGTTCTAAGATAGAACAAGAAGGAATCAAGTTCGGCGAGTTCAATCAAAATGGTGTTAATATTCCAGTGGTCACTATACCCACTGCTGCTACCAAAGAATATTTCAACAAGTTCATTGAATGGCTAGATCGTAATGTTCAAACCTTGGTCCGATTGCATCTGTTGGGCGGCGAAACACTGATTCAACACGATTTGATGAACTCGGTACTGGATGTGCTAGAACGTCGTCCCAATCCTAATTTAGAGTTTTGTGTATTCAGTAATTTAAATGTGCCTGACAAGTATTGGAATCTGTATATAGGTCGTATTCAAGATCTGCAACGGGCCGGAAATATTCGTGTGTTTGATTTGACAGCAAGTATAGATTGTTGGGGGCCAGAACAAGTTTATGTTCGTAGTGGATTGAATTTAGAAAAGTTTGAAGAACGTTTTTCCTGGGCCAGTGAACAAGGTGATTGGCTAAGATTAAATGCTAACCAAACCATCACTTCGATGACTATTAAAAGCATGCCCGACTTGATTTCAATGATCAACAAATATAATAAACATCGACACATTGGACACTATTTTCAGTTTCTTACTGGACTAGAATATCAACATCCTGATGCGTTTGTCTATGATTTTTGGACCGATGATTTTGACCGTATTTTAACTGCTATGCCGCAAAATACCAACGATCAAAGAGAAGCCATTCCACGCATGGTTGGCATGCAAAAGCAGTTACAACAAGTTACTCAATACGACTACAAGCGGATTGATCAATTGCACACCTACTTAGATGAGTTAGATCGTCGTAGAACCACCGATTGGCGCAGTGTTTTTCCTTACTTGAATATTAATGCAGGTAACCGATAAATATCTGTATGCATACCAGTATAAGACAAAACTTAGATTTACTCGAAGCCAGCACCCGTCCAGCCAAGTTGGAAACTACACCGTTGCCGTATGGTGAAAAAGACTTGGAACCAGTGTTAAGTAAAGAAAGTTTAGAATACCACTACGAGCATTTGGCCAAAGGCTATGCCAAACGCTACAACGCTGGTGAAGGCAATGCAGATTTTAATCGTGCTGGTAGTTTTTTACACAACAAATTCTTTCCGCAACTCCGGCCGCCAAAAGGTGCCAATCGTCCCAAAGGCGCTGTGCTAGAACTAATCGAAACCAACTTTAAAACTTATGAAGATTTCAAAGCGGCTTTCAAAGAAGCCGCAATGAAAATACAAGGATCGGGCTGGGTGTATCTCAGCACCGCAGGTACAATTAAAACCATTCCAAACCATCAAGTTAGAACAGATATCTGTGTGCTAGTTGACTGGTGGGAACACGCTTGGGCCCTGGATTATCAATGGGACAAAGAGCGTTATCTAGAAAACATCTGGAAAATTATTGATTGGAACGTTTGCAACGAAAGACTATGATTACAATAACAGAAAATGCAGTGGCAAAAATTAAAGATATTATGGCTGAAGAAAGCAATCCAGCACTTAAACTACGTGTATTTGTTCAAGGCGGTGGCTGTAGCGGAATGCAATACGGTTTTACCTTAGACGAAATAAAAAACGAAGATGATTGGGATTTAGACTACAACGGAGTTCAAGTGCTAGTTGACAGCATGAGCGGAGGCTATCTTCAAGGTGCAGAAGTAGACTACAAAGAAGATCAATACGGTGCTACTTTTAGTATCAAAAATCCCACAGCACAAACCACCTGCGGCTGCGGCAGCAGTTTCAGCCCGGGCTAAACAAAAATACCCCACGTAGTCTAGAATCGGCCCTCTGCTAAATACAGCAAGAGGACGATTATCTATGACCCAACAAGTTATCCAAGTAGGAGCTCAACCAAATGACGGGGAGGGCACCCCTTTACGCAACTCTTTTATCATTACCAATGAGAATTTTACAGAACTTTATGCCCGTGTTCAGACCACTCCACCAACAACTTTAGTTGGACAAACAGGTGATCAGGCTGGTTGGTATGCCTACGACAGCGCATATTTTTATTATTGCTTTGCGGACTACGATGGAAGCAGTACCATTTGGGCACAGATAAGTCAAATTGGCAATGTAACAGTTACTACCATTCAAAATGGAACCAGCAATGTAGCCATTACCAACATTAATGGTAATGTAATCACTGGAGTTAACGGATTCTCAAATGTTGTGACTGTTTCCGCAACCGGACAGTATATCCAAGGAGTAGTCAGTGCTATTGGCAATGTCACTGGCAGTTATATTTTAGGCAATGGTAGTCAATTGACTGGCCTGCCGGCAACTTATACCAATTCTAATGTAACTACATTATTGGCCACATTTGGATCAAATACAATTTCATCCACTGGCAACATAACAGCGGCCAACGTCAACGGAGCTGCAATGTATTCAAGTGGCAACATCGCCGCTCAAAATCAAATCAGCGCCACTGGCAACATTGTAACAGATCAATATTTTGTTGGAAACTTTTTTGGTAACATCACCGGTAACTTTGTTATTCCTGGTAGCAACACACAAGTTGTATTCAATACCAATGG